GTGGGCTTTCCATCCTACAGACTGACTTGACATTTGCTTTGGAAGCTTTATTCGCCAAAAGTAAGACTTTTGTACGCGGACCACAAGCTTCTGAACTTGACGATGTTGTGGCTGGTAAGAAAATCGTCATTTCCACTGAAGTTCATAAGAAATGTCCAACCAACTGGCTTGAACCTGATGCCGCTGTTGAGGTTTATGGTTCCGTCACTCGGTCCAATGCGTTTGAATCGTCCGTCATTCCTACACCTATATCTCCCATTGTAGAGGAGGTGTGTGGTGTTCCCAATATATATGGTCCTCCTAAGTTTAAACAACCTGTTGTACGTGAAGATGGACATATAGACACTCAATTGTGGAAACCATGGTATGCATCATTGTCTACCTGCTCCCAACCCTCTATTGGCTTTGATCCAGTGGATGTGGATTGGGCTATGGATGATTATCTTTATGAACTTAAAGAAGTATTTGGTGAACAAAAAGAGTTATGGGAAAAGGATTTACGCCCACTCTCCAATGTTGAAATTGTATCCGGAGTTGATGGCAAAAGGTTTATTGATAGTATGAATTCTAGCACATCTATGGGTTATCCTATCGGAGGTCCTAAGACTAATTATCTTATTGATTTAGACCCTACGCCGTCCAATGCGTGTCCTCGTACTTTCAAGCCCGAGATATGGGCTTTAGTTGAAGAACTAAATGAGAAAGCCAAATCTGGTGTTTTTCTTAATCAGATTTTCGGCGCGTCCCTTAAGGATGAGCCAACTAAGGTCACCAAGGAAAAAGTGCGTGTATTTCAAGCCGCACCTATTGCTCTTCAAATTCTCATTCGTAAATATTTCCTTCCTGTTGCACGATTTCTCTCAATGAATCCATTATTGTCCGAATGTGCTGTAGGTATTAATAGTCATGGGCCTGAATGGCATGAACTTTCTGAACACATGGCAAAATTTGGAGATGAAAGAATTATTGCTGGTGATTTTGCAAAATACGATCTTCGCATGCCCGAGCAACTAACACTTACTGCTTTTGCAGTAATGATGGAGATTGCACAATGGAGCGGTAATTACACTCCATTAGATTTGCGAGTAATGCGTTCTATTGCTCATGATGTTTGTTCACCTCTCGTTGCATATAATGGAACTCTTGTACGTTTCATGGGCACTAATCCCTCAGGGCAAAATATGACTGTTTATATTAACAGCATTGTAAATTCCTTACTTCATCGCCTTGCTTTTAATGACGCTTATCCACAAGAAGAATTGACTCAAATTGGTTCAGAGTTGGGACTTAATCGCACTGCAACTTTCCGCGATTTATGTGCTATTTCAACGTATGGAGATGATGCCAAGGGTTCCGTTCGACCGGGTTACGATAAATTTAATCACATTTCTATGGCAGAATTCCTTGCTAAGAATGATATTACATTTACCATGCCTGACAAGGAGTCTGAACCAATAGCTTTTATGTCTCGTTTTGAAGCTGATTTTCTAAAACGTAAGGATATGTATAATCCTGATTTGAAACAGTACGTTGGTGCCTTAGATGAGAATAGTATTTTCAAATCACTTCATTCGATTATGAAATCTAAAGTAGTTTCCCCACTTACTGTTAGTGCCATGAATTTGAGTGGTGCAATGCGTGAATTCTTCTTTCATGGTCGCAGAACTTATGAATTCCGTCAGGAACAAATGAAGAAAATAGCCAAGAAAGCTAATTTATCTGTACCAGATTTGGACATCACGTATGATGAACGAGTTGCGCAATGGAATGAAAGATACGTAACTCCTGTCTCCTTGTAAATTATTTATTTTATATGTTTTAATTATTTGTAAATTAGTGTAAATTATTATTCTGGGCGACGCCCATAAAAACGTTCCGGAGGCGCTGGTGCGTCGTCGTGATTCTACGGAAAAGCCAAACACCCATGTCTCGTTATGGTTTACAGACATTGTATAAGGCTTAGCATTGCCTTTGCATTTGTACTGCTTACGAGACTCACAATGCTACCTTTCTCGGGTAGATCTTATTTAGGATCAGTGGTTGTTGAACCCCACAAACAAAATGTGAATAGGCTGTTGCATTGATGCTCGCTTCAGACCCTTATTAAACAAATCGCATTTCTCAATTTCTTACTTTAATTAAAGAGCTCCATGTCTCTAAATACATGGAACAATTATTCTCACAACTCTTTAGCATCTATACTACTCGATGTTCTGAAACACTTTCAGAAGAATTGTCTGAATATACACCTCAGAGTGGCGCACTTGGAACCATTCAAGAAGGTGGTGTTGCAGATTTGACTGCAGAAATCACAAATTTCCAAGAACAAGACGCCGGTTATACCACAGTAATCGGCGCAGGAAGTGACCCTACCATGAATTTAGTAAATAATGCTGATTCACAATTAGGATCATTTCTTGGGCGACCAACTAGGATTGCAGATTTCTCCTGGTCCATGGGTCAACCTCTTTTTCAGAGATTTAACCCTTGGCAATTATTTCTTAATGACCCACGTGTTGCCGAGAAGATTGCCAATTTTGAACTTTACAGGAGTAAATTACATGTTAAGATGGTTATTTCAGGTACTGGATTTCATTATGGTCGTGCTTTGGTTTCCTATAATCCATATTCAGGATTTGATCAAATAACAGTGCAGAGAGATTTTCTGCAAGCAGATTTGGTGGCAGCTTCCCAGAAACCACATTTCTTTCTGAATCCGACTAATAATATGGGAGGTCAATTAGACCTACCTTTCTTTTGGCAGGATAATTATTTGTCTCTCAGTAACAATGATCGTAATTCACTTGGCGAGATAGTTATCAAATCTTTTACCAATCTCCAACATGCCAATGGAGGTAATGATCCAGTTACTATCACGGTATATGCCTGGGCATCTGATGTTGTATTAACCATGCCGACATCTCTTACCACATTGACTGCTGCCAATTATACACCTCAGTCAGGTAAGTTAAATTCGGACGATGAATATGGAAAGGGAATCGTATCTGCACCTGCTTCCGCGGTAGCTGAAGCCGCTGGAGCGCTAACTTCTGTACCTCTTATTGCTCCGTATGCACGAGCGACAGAGATGGTGGCTAAAGGTGTAGGATCTTTAGCTACACATTGGGGATATTCACGTCCTCCAATTGTTACAGATATTGTGCAACAAAAACCTTTACCCGCTGGCAATCTTGCTAATACAGATGCAGCTGATGCTGTTATGAAGCTTTCACTTGATTCGAAACAGGAATTAACCATCGATTCACGGACTGTTGGTTTGGATGGAGAGGATCAAATGGATATTACACGATTCTGTCAACGGGAATCATACTTAACTACTTTCCAGATGAACCCTCCTCAAAGTCCAGATACCATGTTGTGGAATTGTAGGGTCACACCTAATCTTTATCGAATAAATGGAGATGAATATCACCCTACACCCATGGCTTATATGGCAGTACCTTTTGAAAATTGGCAGGGATCTATTAAATATAGATTCCAAATTGTTAAATCTAATTTCCATAAGGGAAAGATTTTGGTTCGCTGGGACCCTAATTCAAATGGTTCTGACATTCAATATAACACGGTTTATAGTCGTGTAATTGATATTGCGGAATGCGATGATTTTGAAATTATTGTCGGTTGGGGTCAATCTACACCATTTTTGAATACTTCCAGTATTGCACTTACACCAGGATTGTATAGTACTTCAGTTCGTTTTCTAACGGATAATGCTGAACGCTATAATGGTGTATTGGAAGTTGCCGTGGTTAATAATCTTGTGTCTCCTGCTGTAGATTCGAACATTAATTTTAATGTATTTGTTTCAGCATGCGAAGACATTAAGTTTGGACAACCAAGTCCTGGGGAAATGAAAGCTCTTAGTATCTTTCCCACTCCTACTTTTGAACCACAGTCAGGAGTATTGGATTCCACTCCAATGACTGATGTTTCTGGAGGGGCGACGGATGCACCATCGAATCCCGGTGCAATTCGACCTATTGCTTCTCAATGTGCTATTGCTGATCAGACTATGAATGTCTTTTTTGGAGAATCACCTAAAACGATTCGAGAATTGCTTCGTAGGTACATTCTTCACCGTACAGATGTGGCATTCGGTCCATCAGGCACTAACAATTTAAAGTTATATAGTATTCGAGACAAAGGTCTCGGGTATTGGAATGGATGGGATCCTTTTGGAATTGATACGGAGAATTCTGAGCCTTGTAATATTGTCATTCCAACTTATGCTACCTGGTTTGCTCCCTGTTATGCAGGATGGAGAGGTGGTACTAGAACTAAATATACCTTCTCTGGTAACACAGGTTCAAAGCCTACTGTTTCTAGGATTGGTTATAACACTGCCTCACGAATACAGGAATCAGAGTTTAACCTTACTGATACTGCACAAGCTTCCAAACGTTTCACTTTTGGAACTGGACAATTTACTTCCGGTGGTGCAGCATCAACAAATGTTGGAATTAATGACACAGTTGAAGTTGAAATTCCATATTATAATGGTGTGCGTTTTACATCGTCAAGACTCCCACGCGGAGATTTTTGTAATGGAGCGCATTCTGCACAAGTACAGATTGTCTTGAATGACTTGACGGGTGAAACAGACCCGATAGCATCAGGAGCAGTCATTCGCTCGTGGAAATCAGTTGGAGAAGATTTCACTTTCTTCTTCTTTACTGGCTGCCCAATTCTCTACCGAAATGAGATTACACCGGCAGTATAGGGGCGCCTTTTATTTATACGCAATTAAAGAGTTTCGGTACTCTAAAAACCGATTTGGACCTAATCTGAGGCCCCTATAAAAATCAGATTATCACCCAAGTAGTGGCCTACTTGGGCGGCATGTATTTATACATGTCGTTGTCGGAGGGAACGCCCCCTAATAGCAAGTTAATATTATATTATCATTAGTTTTTGCTGTTCGGGGTTGGACCCCTTACAGATTTTTTATGATGGTCAATATTTATTAATCTTGCACCGACAGATGTTCTTAAAGGTGCTGTGAAACTAATCACAGCTAAATAACCTGAATATTTACTTCGGTCATTTACGC